TCATTGACGGCTTTTTGTGCCTTAGTTTGAGCAAGTAAAGCATCTTCGACGGCCTTGATGGATTCGCCTTGTGCCTGAGCTGCGTTTGAGAAATTAGCCTCAGAGGCGATGCCTCGAGCGATTTCATCACGGAAATTATTGAAAGCAGCAGTGGCTTCATCTAAGCGACGTTTGCCCTCAGCTAGAGCCGAATCGAACTTTCCACGAATGACGCCAACTAACTCGTCGAACTCCTTGGCTGTTGCTTCAGTAAACTTACCAAGGCGAAGAATCTTCTCAGCAAAGTCCGCTAGAAGACTGCCACCTAAATCCTGTAAAGATTGTCCTGCTGATCTGCCGACTTCGATTGCGGTGCGAAGAGTTGTTCTGAAACCTTGATTCAATTCAAGAATCTTCTCAGTTGCCTTCTTAGCTGCTGCACCTTGTTTCTGTGTTGCATCGGCAACCTGGTCTACTGCCGGGGCAGTTGATTTAGCGACTCGATTGAGATGCTCATTCTCTCTGACATATCCCTTGGTTTGATTGGTTGCTTCCTTTGTGGCCATTGAAAGGCCCAAGGTCACCTTCTCTAAGGGTGTGAAAGATTCATTGTTAGCCCGAGCGATGACAGGCCCGATTCGGTTGTAAACATCGATGAATCCATTGATGACGAATTGCACGCCAGACAGAAGACCATTGATGAATGAGATGCTGAAGCGAATCGCCGCACCAATCAAGTCAATCGCTCCACTTATCACATTGGCGATGAAGTTGATTGCACCAGATAAGACGGTAGTGAATATCGGAACGATGAATCTTCCGATGAAGTCACCCAATGCCTTGAAACTGACTTGAAGTTTGCCGATTGTCTCAGCGTTACGTTGTAATGCATCTCTGACAATTTGTATTGCATTGGAGATGACTGCTTTGATTGTATTGAAGGCTTGACTAACTGCGTTTCTCAAGATTTCTGATTCTTGGTATGCCTTAGTAAATATGGCAACCAAGCCCGCAATCGCCAAGACGATTCCACCTATGATGAGGAAGGCCGGATTGGTGACGAAAGTTGCGATGCTAGCCACTCGAAATGCAGCAAGTTTGGTTATGGCCTTATCAAGACCCAACACCAAGGATCCGACTCCCGACGTCACTTTACCGAGAATCAATAATGTCGGGCCGAGGGCGGCGGCAAGAGCACCAAAGACAACGATGTTTTGTCGAGTGCCTTCGCTCAAAGAATTAAATCTGTCGCCCAAAGCTTGGACGAATGGGACTAATCTGTCTCGAATTACATTGACTACCGTCAAGAGTATCGGCAGGAATGCTGAACCAAGACTCGTGACTGCATTGTCTAGTTCGGCTTTCAAGATTCTTTGTTGGTTCGCCAAACCATCACTGGTTCGAGCAAAATCCCCTTGCGCTAAAGTCGAATCTTTCAGAATCAATGAATAAGCAGCTTGAGCCTTTGCGGCAACCGGCAAGGTTCCGGTGAAAGTTCCCAAACCTAAAGCAGCAGCTTCAGCTCGAAGTCTTTGATCGTTTAGAGCAATGCCGAATCTCTTGAGTGGTTCGGTTTCTCCAGATAGACCTGAACGTAAGGCTAGGAAGACATCTTCGACTGGAACGTTATTGAAGGAGGCCAAATCTGCTGCCAAAGTCGTGATGTCCATCGACATCCCGGTCGCTTGTTCGCGGGTAAGACCAAAAGCTTGAAATAGGTTTCCATAGGTCGCAGTGGCTTCAAGGGCTGACTGTTGCGATTGCCCTAATGCTGTCGCAGTAGTCTTTGACCATTCGATAATGGTTGGAGCACTATCTCCGAAGACGGCTTCAGTTTTGGTGATGGATTCTTGCAAATCCGAAGCTTTTTGCGTCGCCAGGAAGAGTGCTCCACCTGCGGCAACTAATGGGACTGTGATGTTTTTAGTTAATGAAGCACCAGTCGTCGTGAACTTTTTGCCTAGGTTTTGTAAACCTTGTCCGGCCTTCTGCATGCCACTTAGAGGAATCTTCTTCTCGAAGTCTTGGAAACCGGCGACTGCCTTCTTCAGACCTGCCTCGTCGAAGGTAGTGCCGATTGCTAATACGACTGGAGGATTAGCCATTTACCTTCCCTGCTGTCTGGTTTGACCGAGTCGATCTAAGGATTCCTGCAAATCTTGTTTGGAAGATTCCAGAAGTTTCAAGATTCTTGCTCTGGAACTATCTCTGTTTCTGTAAGCAGCCGTGCCGAGGAGTCTTAGTTGCTTTCGATTCTGTCTTTCGATGTTGTCGATGAATTGATCACCTGTAGGTGTCTTCACATATTTACGAACGCCGGCTCGTTCATAGATTTGAGCAGCGGGGTTAGTCGACTTCACCGTAACTATCGACCGACCGATTGAACCTTGTGCTCTTTGGAAGAGACCACCGACTGCCATGCCACCTGCCATAGCTTGTCGGTCGTAGGGTGGAAACCCGCCACTTCGGACTCTGTTGCGATTAGCCCTACTTGGTGGCGTGCTCGTCCAACCAGACATCGCTGATTTTGGAATCAGAGATCTGGCATCCTCGACTACATCCTGACCGATGATGCGAAGATCGGCGCGAACCTCCCTGGCAAAGTCGGGTTCGACTTTGGCTAGAAGCTGAACTACCTGTCGCGCTCCATAGAGTTCGACATCTAATTTCATCCGCGCCGACCTTTCGCTGTATTCACTTGTTCCAAGTTGCGCCACTTGATGTATTTCAACATCGTGACGATGAAACGTGGGGACTGTTCGAGAAGCACTGACGGAGCAATTCCCGTTTCAACCGATAGGGCCGAAATCAACCAATGTGCAGATTCGGCCCCTAGCGGGGGATTGAATCGCCACCCTCGACAAGCTCGACGGTTTCGATTGAGTCCAACCACTTCTCGAAGTCCTGAGTCGTCAGCTTCTTTCGCTTGGCAGCGTGCCACGCGAGGAAGCAAATGTCTCGATAGTAGAGATTGTTTGAGAACGACGAGATGCTTCGGTCGTATTTGTCCTCGAAGGCGACAAAATCCTTTGCCGCTGCTTCGACGACTTGTGCTTCACCATCTTCAGGCACAACACGCAGGGACAGTTTCATGTTAAGCCGTTGCTCTGCTGACTGCGCCTGTGACAGGCCAGGTCACGTTGAACGTGGCCAGATCCCCGACTGCTCCGTCGATTGGGCTGTATTGGGTCACAAGACAGACCGCCGTGTAGCGAGGGTTAGTTGCGCTTGGTGCTGCGGTTCCTGCGGGAGTGATGACTACCGTCGCCAACGAACCAACGAGAGGCTCGAGGGTTGCGTCCACTGAACCAGCAGAAAAATCCTGATGCCAGGCCAGGGTCACATTCGCGGATTTGAGGCCACCTACTCGAGTCCTGGTTCCGTCAGAACTAAAGGAAGTCGTCTCGATGTCATCGGCTTCTTCGCTCAAGGTTGCTTGAGCGATATTTGCAGAGAAGTCAGTCGCGTTGATGCTGATTTTTGGATTTACTAGAACATACTTTGCCACTTGTGCTCCTTCGTTATGCGTAGACCGTGACCGCGAAATCTGCGGTCAGGTAAGTGACATCACCGATCGTCAAAGGCGAAATGCCTCGAAGACCTGTGACTCGACAGTCGGAAGCGGCAGAACCTAAAGTCCTTTCGCTTTCGATTGCTTGCTTGATTGACGCACTTCCGGTGCTTGCACAGTAAGCATCCAGCGCGTTTTGGCTAGAGCGTGCATCGACTCTGCCAACCAGCAGAGTCACAACAAACTCGAAAGTGTTGAATGTGCCTCTGCCGAAACTTGTGTCATAGGAAATGGACTGCGGTATCACTACCGCTTGAGGTGGGGTTGGATTGTCAGGAATCGTGGCCGTCGCTCGAAGTCCATTAATCGTGGCGAGGTTGGTCGATAATCCTGCTCGCAGAAGTGACAGGTCAGCCATTAGGAGATTTGCCTCATCTTCCTGAAAGGCATGACTAGCTGTTCGACATCTGGGTCGAGATAACGAGTCACCCGAACGACACCCAATTCATTGAAGCCGGCCACAGCCAGGGGAGATTGGAGTCTCGAGAAGATGCGACTGGCTTGGATGACGGTGGCTTGTTTGATGGCTATCGGCACAGCAGCCCAACCCCAAGGTGAGGTTATCTTGATTAGAGCTTCCATGCCCAATGTCGGCCAGTAATAGTTCTCTGTGGCTCGGATTCGATAGAACGAGAAGTCAATGCCATCCGCGACGCCGTTGAGTGGTTCTAGCTGATAATCACCATCAGTGAATGACCAAGTCGTATCGAAGGTAATTCCATCATCAGACGTCTGGATCGTTATTGCCGTTCCAGCGGTCGTCCCGGGTATGTCGTCAACATAAAGAAGAGTGTCAGATTGCGCTACGAAGTAACGAGTCGCTGTGCCGTCGTTGTAGAAGAGTCGATTGGTGAATCCATCGATCAGTCTGGAAGCTGATTCAACAGCCATTTCCAACAACGAGTCATCGACGGAGTCGGTGATACGAAGAGCAGACTTTACTTCACTTAGACTGCAATATCCGTTCGTGATTGCCATTTTGACCTTTCAATAGTTTCTCGATGATGGGTTGCCAGTGGTTGCGATAGACGTTGCTGGCTTCATATTCGGCGGCGTGTTGAATCTGAGTCTCTGATCGCCCTCGCTTGAGATATGCCTCTTCCAATGCTGAGACGATTTCCTGGACGTTGGGTATGACCCACCAACTCGACTGCAAAGCATCCCACCAAGGTTGACCGTCCACTAGCCAACCTTCACCCACCAATTCAGGCTGTGCGGTGGCATTGGTGACGATGACCTTCGTGCCACAAGCTGCGGCTTCGATGACAGGGATTCCGAAACCTTCACCCAGGCTCGTGCATAAGAAGACGTCGCTGGTCGTGTAGATGGCCGCCAGAAGTTGCGGTGGGATTCCGCTGCGGATGGCGTATTGATTCACGAACTTGACCTTGTCGTCGGTCAGGCCGACCGACTTCATCAAATCCAGCAGTCTGATGCCACCAGC